CGGGCTTGATGCTCAGATTGGCTTGCGAGGCAAGAAGGACAATCAGCGATTCTTCTACCTGCGATTTCTGGAGTACGGCACCAAGGGTTATAGCGGCACGGTGTACCGCCGCGCTGATGCCGCCGCGATTGGGGGCGAGCACACCACTAATCGCGATCGATCAAAGCTCAGCGGCAAGAATCGTTTAGGTCGGCGCGAGACGAAGAACAAAAGCGATGGCGCGCACTTCTTTGGCAAGTACCCAGACATTCCTGCTCGTCCGGCTCACCCCTGGCTCCGTCCGGCCTATGACGTGAACAAGGAGTTTGTCCTGGCCAGCATCAGACACGCGGTCAGCAACACGCTGAAGCGCGCGGCGGAGGGTTTAGGCAATGGCTGATCCATCCTTTGCGTTGCAGGTGGCGCTTTTCGACAGGCTTGAGGCTGAGGTCGTCTCCTGCCCGATTTACGACCACGTGCCGATGAATGCGCCGTTTCCGTACGTCACCATCGGTACGGAAATTTCAACCAACGATGACGCGCTCGCCAGTCGCCGAGAGATTCGATTGATTTACTTGGCGGTCTGGTCAGATTTCGAGGGGCAGGAGCAGGTCAAGCTGCTTATGGCCGAGATTGACGCGGCCCTGCATGAGCGGCCAATGCCGCTAACCACTGGCCGGGTTGTCTCGATCCGCGTCATTCGCAAGCAAGCGATCCCAGAGCCGGACGGCGTTACCTATCAGGGCAGCGTCACTCTCCGAATCATTACCCAGCACTAAACCGCTGAACCAACGCCGCCACGCGGCTCTATCACCTGTCCTCAGGAGGACTACCTATGTCTATCAGTACCGGCGCTGCCACGCGAATTTATATCGGGCCGCGCCTAACTGCCGACCTGCCGGTCGCCCATGCCGCCGCCATCACGTTGTTGTCCGCTCTGACGTATGTCGAAATTGGCGAAGTGGAAAGCATCGGCGATTACGGCGACACCATCAACGACGTGACCTTCTCGGCCTTGGCCAGCGGCCGTGCCAAACATCTGAAAGGCTTGGCCGACGCCGGATCGGTTGAACTGTCCATCGGCTTTGATGCGGGTGACGCTGGCCAGCTCAAGTTGGTTGAAGCCTTCATGGATCGCTCCCGCTTCGATTACCCGATCAAGGTCGTGTACGTCGATGGCGAGATCGACTACATGGCTGCCAAGGTCATGAGCAATAAGAAAACCGGCATCAGCGTCGAGGGTGTACTGAAGCGCACCGTGAGCCTCGGCATCAACTCCGAAATCTACGAAGTCGTAGCTCCGTAATTCGGCCTGCCGTACCGTCGCCGTAATTCTGCGGCGACGGTCATCAAACCCATTCGATAAAGAGAACCCCCCATGTCCAAGACCAATCACGGCACCGTCGAAGTCACCCTCGGCGACGACACCTTCACCCTGAAACCAACGCTGAAAGCCATGAAGGCAATTGAAGGTCGCTTCGGCGGGATTTTGCCGGCCATGCAATCGGTGGGTGCTGCAAACCTGTCGTCCATCGCGTTCATCATTGCTGTTGGTACGGGCGTGAATCTGGCCAAGAAAGGCGCGCTCGATCCAATCGAAGAAGCTGTTTTAGAAGCGGGCCTGAATGATGCTGGTAGCCAGGTTATCCCGTACCTAAACGGTTTCATGAATCCGGCCGGTAAAAGCGAAGAAGAGCTCGAAGCTCAGGCTGAGTCGGGAAACGAGTAAAGCGGGATCCTGACCTCAGCGTGGTCGATGAGCTATTCAACATAGCCACCGGCTGGCTGGGCTGGTCGCCGAGCGAGGCCTGGGATACTCCGGTCGTTGAGATCGTCATGGCCTGGGACTCGAAGCGTCAGTTCCTGATCGACACGAACCCCTTCGGCGGCGGAGGCGATAAGGACAAGGTCGATAGAAAGGCCGTAGCCAAGGAGGCTCGGATGGGGTTCCGGGTGGCGGCGATGAGCAGGAAGAAGGATTAGAGTTGCGGCTTGCTTTTGGCCGAATCTCGCAGTTGGTGGTAGATTTCCGCCATCTACTGGAGGTCTATGCATGAGTATGTTGCGGGTGGCGCTGTTGGTAATGTGTTTTCCGATCCTGATTGCTGGATGCGGTAAACCGGTGGAAGAGAAGATGGGAGCGATCTGTATTGATGTGGCCAAGACCTCTGCATCTGATCCGTCCGCACTGATCGTAAACTCAGTGAGCGCAAAGCCAGTTCAGGCCACCAAGGAAAGCCTGATGAGGTTTTCCGGGCTTTGGAGCGAAGGGAAGCTGAATTATGACCAGCAAAGAGGGCTTGAAATTCAGATGGAGGACATGACCAAAATCAAAGAGGCTTATGCCGAGGTCGACTTCACTGATAGATCAGGAAGCGCTCGTAGAGGAAAGGCTGTTTGCTGGTTTATGGACCAGGGAGAGGGTTTTAAACTTGGATCTGTTTCTGTGGCTGGACAGCGATATACAGGTATAGATCTTGTGGCGCTATTTGTTAATTACAAACGGCCGGAATATTTGGACTCTTCAAACCGGGTTCAGTAGGTTTTGAAGTAGGTAGCAATCAGGTACGAATAAATTTAAGCCCGTCCAGCACGGGCTTTGTTACGCCCGCAAACCGGCCATGAGCCGGTTTTTTAATGTCCGGAGAAAAGCAATGGCTGACGCCGACGTACAGGGTATGTTGATTCGCATCGAGGCGACCACGGCGCAGCTTCGCCAGGAGATTGCTCGCGGTGAAGCAGCGGTGGCGCAGTCGGCTGGAAAAATGGATACCAGCCTTGGCCGTATCGATAGTGCGTTTGACCGCACCGGGGCCAATGCCAGCGCGCTGCAGCAGGCGGTCAGCTCGGCGTTTAATGGTATCAGCCTGGCGTCCGTCGGCGCGGTGGCGGGGCTGGTCGCGATCACCACGAAGACCGCGCAGTACGCCCAGGAAGTGCGCAATCTATCGTCCCTGGCCAACGCCTCGACCACCGACTTCCAGCGATTTGCCGCGGGCGCAAAAACGGTCGGCGTCGAGCAGGAGAAACTGTCCGACATCCTCAAGGATGTGAACGACCGGGTCGGGGAATTCATTTCCACCGGCGGCGGCGAGATGAAAGACTTTTTCACCAACATTGCGCCCAAGATCGGGGTGACGGCGGAGATGTTCCGCAATCTCTCGGGGCCCCAGGCGCTGCAGCTGTATTACAGCTCCCTGGAAAAGGCCGGCCTCAACCAGCAGGAAATGACCTTCTACATGGAGGCCATGGCGGACGAGACCACCGCGCTGATTCCGCTGCTGCGCAACAATGGCCAGGGATTTAAGGAGCTCGGCGATCAGGCCGAGCGCGCCGGTAAAGTCCTCACGACGATCCAGATTGATCGCCTGGTGGCGGTCAATCAGTCGATTCGCACCCTGGAAACGTCGTTCTCTGGTGCCTCCAATCAATTGGTGGTCGGTCTGCTGCCGAGCATCGAGAAGGTCACCGAGCGCCTTAATGGCATGTCCGACAACGGTGCCATGGAAGCCCTGGGCGCGGGCATCGGCTTTTTGGTGGATAACATCAACCTGCTGGCCGGGGTACTGGGCGCCAAGGTTGCCGCGAGTTTTATCAGCTACGCCAGCCAGGTGCTCGCCAGCACCAAGGCCACCCTGGCCGACACCCTGGCGGTGAAGGGCAATGCCCTGGCCAAGGTCGAGCAATCCACGGCGGCGGCGGGCCTTGCGGCGGCGCTGGCCAACGAGGCCATGGCCACCGCGGTAAGCGCACGGGCTACCGAGGAAGCGGCGCTGGCCAAGGTGCGCATCCTGCAGGCGGCGCGCGACCAGCTGGCCTACCAGGCGGCGTTGGCCGTGGGCACTGTTGAGGAGATCAAGTACACCAACGCGTTGGCCGCGACGGATTTGGAACTGGCGGCGGCGAAAAAGGCCGCCGCCCAGGCCGGTGCGCAGCTCGGCGCGGTGCTCACGGCCGAGTCGGCGGCGCTGGCCAAGGACACCGCCGCGACCACCGCTGCTGCGGCGGCCAAGGCCGAGCTGGCTGCCGCTTCTTCATTGGCGGCGCGCGCCGGTAGCGGTTTGCTGGCCCTGCTCGGTGGTCCGGTGGGCATCGCGGCGCTCGCGGTAGGTGCCGGCATTGCCTTTCTGACCATGCGCGACAGCACCAACCAGGCGACCATCAGCCTGGACGAGATGAAGGCGCCGTTGGATCAGGTCATCGCCAAATTCAAGGCGCTGAATGAAGACCAGCGTAAAGCCGCCTTGGTGCGCTGGGGCGAGGCCCAAGCGAAGGCGGCCAAGGACGTGGCCAGTGAGTTCGGCAACCTGGCGGCATCGATCCGTGCCGCGACGGTCGACCCGAGCCAGGCACGGTTAGGCGGCTATTCCGTGCAGCTCAAGGAATACTCGGAGCTGATTGCGCGGCTGAAAGAGGCTCAGGCCAATGGTCAATCGCTGACGCCGATTCTGGAAGGGTTGCGTGGCAAGGGCGGAATCGATGATGCGCAGATCAACAGTTGGATTAAACAGGCGGGCGTGGTTAGCGATGCCGGCGGCGTTCTAAAGGAAGTCACGCTCAAGCTCAATGAGCAGAGCGGTGCACTCAATGCCAACACCGCCGAAACCGAGGCCAATAACACGGCCAAGAAAGGCATGAGCGCGGCCGGTACCACCTACCTGCAAACCCTGCAGAAACAACTGGACGGGCTGCAGGACGGCGGTGACGCGACCAAGATCGCCAATCGCTACATCGCCGAACATACCGGGCTGACCGACACCGACAAGGCTGCCATCTTGGCCAAGGCCGCGGCGATTGAGGCTGCCAAAGAGGCCACCAAGCAAGCCACGGCGGCGACCAAAAGCGGCTCCAGTGCCACCAAGGAAGCCGCGACCGAGGCGAAAAACCAAACCAAGGCGCTCGCCGACCTCAAGGCCCAGGCCGATATCGCCATCGCGTCGGCGACCGGGTTGGCTGCTGCTTACCTGGCAGGAACTGACAAGTCCCGTGAGTTCACCCTTCAGCAAAAGGTCGAAGAGGCGCTGCTGAAAACTGGCGCAGCGGCGCGTGACGAAGTTATCGCCAAGATCAAAGCGCAAATGGATGCCCAGGACAAACTGGCTGTTAGCAAGTCTGCATTCGACCTTGGTAAAGAAACGGCTGATCTGATTGCCCAGGCCAAGGCCACCCTGATGGGAGCTGACGCTCTGGCCACGTACAACGCCGAAAAGGCGCTGACCATTGCCTTGACTGGCAAGAACATCGAGGTCGGCAGCGAAGAGTACGAGCAACTGCTGCTGGCGAACAAAGCCCAGCAGAACGCATTGAAGATCGCCCAGCAGGCCGCCAATTCTGGCGGGATCATGGATCGTCTGTATCCAGAGGCCAAGCTGCTCAAGGATTACACCGAGGATCAGAAAGCCCTCAACGCGGCCATGGAGCTGTACCCGCAAAACGCAGCCAACTATCAAGATGCCCTGGTCAAGCTCGGCAACGAGTACGAGGTCAATCGCAGCAAGGCCACACTGTGGGGGCAGATGACCGAGGGCGCTATCGATCGTATCGACGAAGCCTTCGCAACGGCTTGGGGCAACATCGGCGACGGCGCGAACAGCCTGTGGGATAACCTGAAGAAAGGTTTCAAACAGACGCTGGGCGAGATCGCTCACATGCTCACCACCAAGCCGTTGTTGGCGTCGATCAGCAACTGGCTGACCGGCACCGACAACGGCCAGGGTCTGTCGTCGGTATGGGGCAAATTGCTGGGCAGCGCGACCGGCCAGCAGGGCGGAAGCGGCGGCATGTCCGGTATGGGCAGCAACCTGGTCTCGATGGGTAAGAGCATTTACCAGGCGTACAGCGCGATCACCGGTGTCGGCTCGTCGGTTGCATCGGGCTACGCATCAGGCGGCATCAGTGGCGCGATCTCTGGCGGTGCCAGTTACTACGGCAACATGCTCTCCAGCATCAGCAGCACGCTGTCCAATGGTTTCACCAGTCTCGCCTCGACCATCACTGGCACGGCAGCCGTTCAGACGGCAGCCACCATCGGCGCGCAAGGTGCATCTAGCGCGCTTCTGTCAGGCGCGGTAACAGAGGGTGCCGCCGCCGTTGGCGCGCAGTTCACCACTGGCGTGGCCACGACC